CCCAGTTAATGAGACTACATCAAATAACTTGTGGCCACTTTAAAGCTGATGATGGTTCGGTCCAGGAGATAAAAAATAATAGGCTGTCAGAACTTTTAGAAGTTTTACAAGAAGTACACGGTAAAGTTGTAATATGGGCACATTATCAGTACGACATAGAAACAATAGTAAAACATATTAAAAAACAATATGGGGATAACTCTGTTGTAACTTACTATGGTAAAACTCCTAACGAAGAAAGACAAGATAACATTGCTAAATTTCAAGACAATGAAAGTGATGTTAGATTCTTAGTTGGTACGCCACAAACAGGTGGTTATGGTATCACTTTAACTGCAGCTAGTACTATGGTTTATTATTCCAATGGTTATGATCTTGAAAAAAGAACACAATCAGAAGCTAGAATAGATCGTATTGGTCAGACTAAACCTATGACTTACATTGATCTAATTGCTGAAGATACAGTTGATGAAAGAATTGTAAAAGCTTTAGTTAAAAAAATAAATATTGCTTCTGAAGTAATGGGTGAAGAATTAAAAGA